TCACATACTCAAACAGGTCAGCCCACTCCTTCTTGTTGTTAATCTTACGAGAGAAGACAACCTGAGACATCTGCTCTGGTGAGTTAAGATTGATAGGTGTGTCACCCATGATCTCACGTACCTTGTGCTGTAGTCTATCCTCAATGTCTGCCTTCTCACGTTCAAACTCTAGGCGCACATCGTCTAGGGCTGTACGATCCACCCTGATTCCTGACATGTACATTCTGGTAAGGGTTTTACAGGTACGGAAGGTGACATCTCTGATGGTGTGTAGGGACTTACTTTCGGGTTCACTGTAGTCTGCTTCGATGCTGTGGAACAGCTCACGAGTTGTGTCGAGGTCACACCTAAGATAAAAGCTAAGCTCACTGAGAGGAATCTCATTTGTGTTATAACCCTCCTTAAAGTAACGCTTGAGGGTGTCATCCTTCTGAGCGTTAAGGTTCCTACGTTCTGCACAAACCTCTAGGCTTAATGGTTCCTTCTGACCACGCAGTAATATGTACTCTGCAAGCATTGTGTCATAGATAGCGCCATCATACTTAAAGCCACACTCCCACAGCCACATCAGATCGTGCTGAGCGTTGTGCATGATTAGAAGAGTAGTCATGTCTAAGACTTGCTGGATGAGCTTACGCCCAGCGCCACTGGTGTCTTTCTTCTCAACGTGATCTAATGTTACAATGTGTAACTCTTTGTCATTGTCTGCATTCTGCATACCGACTTGCACAAGGAAGTTACCCTCCTCATAGGGGTCTAAGTGTAGCTTCTCCCTACGTTTGTTTGTTGTGTTCTCAACGTCTAATACAAGTCTCATCTCTCTCTCCTCTAGGCTGTGTATAGTGATCTCGCCCCGTCTAACTCACAGTGTACAACACCATGCCAACCACCCTTAAGCTTATTCTTAGCTATATTCAAGTGCCGTTGTGTGTCTTCCTCATCTGCACCCTCTACAATGGGGTTCTTAGAGATCAGAACCATTAGGTCTGCCTCTGCTGCTTTGCCTGTCTTAGAGCCTTCCATCATAGACTGGTCTACATAGACCTTACCCTCAGCTACGGCACTTAACTGTGACATCCATACAACACAACAGTTGTACTGCTTAGCGATGTTACGAGCATAGATAGCTGCATCTTTTAGGTACACATCGGACTTATCGCTTGTCTTGCTGGCGAACTTATCACCCATGTCCAGGATCAATACGTCTGGCTTCTCTTGTTTAACCAGAGATTCAACCCACTGCATATCCTTGTTGGTGCTATCCTTGATGCGGATATTGGCTCTGACAGGCTCGTAGCGGCTACGTGCGAGGGCTACGTTAGCCTTGACCTCATCCATAGACATGTTAGAGGCAGCACTAAGATACCTAGCTCCTACACGCTCATACGCTTCCTCATTGCATAGCACTACGCACTTAGCACCCTGCCTTGCCCAGCCCTCTGGCCCTGCAATCAATGAAGCATGGAAGGATGTCTTACCTGTGTTAGGCCGTGCGCCTACAAGTAATAGGTGACCACCACTCACACCTTCTACCTTACGGCGTAGGCTTGGGATGTTAAACTTCCACTGTGTCTGTAGATCGTTTGCCTTTAGTAGTGTGTCGATGCTGATGTCTTCCCACTCAATGCGAAGGTTAGGTGTGAAGTCATCCTTGTAGTTCTCTAGCATACGTCTCAGCGGTTCTAGGCTGGTCTGTGTGCCGTTAACGAAGTCAAAGCCAAGGTTGGCTACCTGCTCACCTACATACTGTTGAAACATCTTGCCCAGCACATCTGTAGCAATCTCTTCCTTGATGACCTGCTCTTTGTCTATCTTACGAAACAGATCAGAGTAGGCTGTCTTGGTAGCGGTAGTCATAGTTTGGTTCTGAGCGTAGAACAGAGCCTCCAAGTCTGCTGTGTTCAAGTCACCCTCATATGTACGCATAGCTGCATCTAGTGCCTGCTTAATCTTACGCACATCCTTGGTAAAGATCTTGTCGGGGCAACGTATGCCCTTGTGTTGTTCATAGAAGTCACGACTAAGTAACGTCTTAATTAGTGCCAGTTCCATCATTGTCTTTCTCTCCTACAAAGATACGATATATTACTTCCAGTGCAATCACAGGCCACAGGAAGGCAAACTTGATAGGGCCAGATCTATTCTCCTCAGGATCTTCTGGCTCTACCATATGGTATAACAAGGGCAGTGCTAACACATAGGTTGCAAACATGCCAGCAAAAAAGCCTTGCCCTAACTCATTCATGATTCAACTCTACATAGTATGAACCTTCTGAGCTTTTGTATGCAGCCATCAAGTCTATCCACTGCTGTGCGCTCATGAGTATTAGCTGGTATGAATCCATGTCCGGCTCATATTGTCGGATGTAAACGTCACCACCATCACCCAAGATAACCTCAACATCCTCGTACAAATCCTGTTGATCTAGTGTTGTGATTATCGCTGCGTCTGATTCAAACTCAACTGTGTACATCAGGCTGCTCCGCTACAAGAATATTGACGTGTGCCACGTTACCCTCAACACGGGTGATGACATACTCTAAACCTGCCTTGGTGAGTAACAATCGTAGTTGACCTACAGGTATCATAGCTTCTCCTCTCCATTAAGTTGATTGATACGCATCTGACAATAGCGTTGAACTTTCTCTAAGTCAATGATCTCGCTTTGCACCTGCGTCTTACCCTCGTACATCTTGTAGCCTGCACGGCTGGCATACTTAACAATGTTGCCACGCCAGAACTCAAAGCTATTACGCATGATGTATGTGATAGGCTCAATGGCCCACCGTGCGTAGTGTTTAGGTTCATTCACGATGTCTGCCCCATGCTCTGACAATACACTCTCCTTAAAGTCTTCACTTAATGCCTGAGCGTCCATACGTTCTTTTATTAGTCGATTCCATTCACTCTTTATCATTGCTCTTCCCATTCTTTGCGTCACGTTCTTGAGCAGCCTTGCGCTCCTCTGGTGTCATAGGTCTAACGTCTGTGAAGTCTGCCTCTAAGGGCCACTCATTGTCTGTCACGGAGTACATCCTCATACTTGTTGAACAGCTGTTCAAACTTCCACTGGTACACTTGCTGCATCCCTATCAAGGCGTTCATCAGTTCATCCTCAGTAGGTTCACCGTCACCTACCTGTTTGAAGACAACCTCAAGGTCATTGCACACACGCCAACAGTCCAAGATCATAGGCTCTAATTCATACATCTTACTCATTCTGTTTCTCCTTTCAATCTTACATCAAATATCCTGTGTTGCTGTAGCAAACCCAGCAAGAAGCAAGAACACACCTAAGAGTAACATTCCAGCAAAAAGGCCCCAAGCCAAAGCCACTGGTATAATAACTAGGGTAACCCCAGCTATACAAAGCCGCCAAGCAAGTTTCAGTCCGTTAAACCAGTTAATCACTTTACTCATCATCACTCTCCGTAAGTGCATCCCATGATACAGGGAATAACTCAATCATCTTGCGGTCAATCTGTTGTGCTACCTGCCGTGTCTCTGCCTGTGTGTCAGACTTGCAGCGTAGGTTACACATATCAGCGAAGGCATCAAGGCTACCACTCCAGTACCACTCAGTCATGGTGGACTGTGGCAGTACCATACGTGCTTGCTCAGGGGCTACCCCTTCGTTGATCATGTCGTGGTACAGGGTGAGGCTGTGTACCTTATGCTTAAATGTGGCATCATCTACTGTTTGCTCCGATAGTCCCTGCATTCTCAAGAACTCAACAGTTTGGTCAGACGATCCCTGCTTCTTGTCAGCACTACGTCCACGCCATACGTCAGGCACATAGAACTCAGGTTCATCATCGACATACCTACGGCTTATCTCATTCCAGCGTAGGAACTTATGCTTGACTAGCTGCCGTGCTACGAAGATCGGAGCCTTAACGTGGAAGGATGCGAAGCAATGTCCGAAGGGGCTGATGTGCTTGTGAGCTGCAAGGTATCGGATCAGCTTATCGTCTTTCTTCTTGAGTTTAGGTGGTCCCCAAGGGTCA